CGTCTCGGTCAAGGTGGCGCCACCCGGCGTCGGCAAATCCACCCTCGGCATCGAACAGGCGGTGGCCGTGGTCACTGGCCGCGCGATCACCGGCCAGGACGTACACGAACAGGCCAAAGCCTGGATCTACAACAACGAGGACGACGCAGACGAGCTAAGAAGGCGTCTTGCGGCGGTTCTGCAGCACTGGGACGTACCCTTCGGCGAGGTGAAGGGGAGGCTCGCGCTCAATAGCGGCGCCGACCGACCCCTGATGCTCGCGCGAACCGATCGCATGGGTAACGTGGTCCGGCTTCCGGATGTCGATGCCTGCGCACAGGAGATCCGCGAGCGGGGCATCGGGGTCTTCGTGGTCGATCCCTTCATCGAAACCCACGAGGTCAACGAGAACTCGAACGAACAGATCAAGGCCGTGGCCGCCATGTTCCGGGAGATCGCCCGGAAGGGCGACTGCGCTGTTCTTCTCGTCCATCACACGGTCAAGCCGCCGCTCGCTTCGAGCGATGGTCATGCCGGCAACATGAACACGGCCCGCGGGGCGAGCGCGCTCACCGGTGTGGCGCGCATCGTCCAGACCCTGTTCTCGATGAGTGCCAAGGATGCGGAGCGATACGGGGTCTCCGACGAGGACCGTCATCTCTATGTCCGCCTCGACGACGCCAAGGCCAATGTCGGTCTGATCACGAACAAGGCGTCGTGGTTCCGACGCGTGGGCGTCACCATCGCCAATGGGGACGAGGTTGGCGTCCTTGTGCCCGAAGAGCTGGAGCCATCCCGGAACCAGGACGACGACGATGATCTGCATCGGGCGGTCATCGCCTGCCTGTTGGCGCAAACGACCGATCCACAGATCACGCTGAATGCGGCTGCCAAGCTTCTCGCCTGGGGCGGGGACGAACGGTTCGCCCGCTACCGGGAAACCGATGCCAAAGGCAATCAACGGGCGAGCCGCCCGTTTCGGGAGGTGCTGCTAAAGGCCTGCCGCAAGGGGGTATGCATCGTGGGCGGCGGCCTCTCTCAAGGCTTCACCTGCGACGAAAAACGAAAGCCCGTGACCCTCAGACGTTTCGAAAACGTGGCCTCGGCAGTCGACATCGCTTCCCAGCAACCAGAGTTCATGGAGGACGTCTGATGGCGATATCCGAGCACTATCTCTATGGAACCAGGAGCCAGTTTGGACGGCGGTCCACACGCCTCCACACAAGGAAAACCGGGGATGTGGACGGATTGTGTGGACGTGCGTCCACACTGCTCCCGAAACCCGCGGAAACCTTGAGTGTGGACGTGTGGACCATGTGGACTCCCTATAGGGAGACGGCGGCGTCCACACGCCGGCCGCCCGTCCTCCCTCGGGAGGGGCGGTCATGACGCGCAGTTCTCGAGCCACCGGTGTCGTCGGTTTCGATCCGACGACCGATCCGATGGCGCCATCGGCCTATGTGATCCATGCGATCCTCGATGGCCTCGATGAGATCGCCCGCGGGATGGAGCGCAAGTGGGGCGTCGGGCGATTGCGGCTGCTGGTATCGGATCTGCTGCGCTCAAAGTTCGATGCCCAGAAGGACAAGCTCGACGCCGCGCTTCAGACTAATCGCGAGAGCTATGTGCGTGCCCAGGCGGAAGGAATGAAGCGCGCATGGGCGGCGCTGGATCGGGCGGCACAGGAAGACGGTCATCGGCCGCTCTCTCCGGAGGTCTGGGAATGCGTGCTGCCCTCCTCCGGCGAACTCGTCTCCATCGTCCGCACCGACGCCGAGGCCCATCACGTCTGTCGCGAGTGTCGCGTGTTCACGCTCGAGGAGGTGGGACGCCTCATCGATGGGCTGCCTGACGCCGTTCTCGAGACCAAGCGGGTGTTCCCTGGCGCCAAGGTGACCCGCGTCGGCAACCCGGAAATCGATTGGGAGAAGGGTGATGACCTGCCGTTCTGAGACTGCGCATGTGCCTCTGAAGGCCGTTGAGCCCGCCGGCGACAGGCGCCCTGTGGTGGTCGCCATGGATCTTGGTACGCGCACCGGCTGGGCAGTCCGCCTTGAGGATGGCGCCATCGCGAGCGGCGTGTCGGAGTTCCGTCCCGGGCGCTTCCAGGGCGGCGGCATGGCGTTCCTGCGGTTCAAATCCTGGCTGGAGGAACTTCATCGGACGTCTGGCCCGATCGACGCCGTGTTCTTCGAGGAGGTGCGTCGCCATCTCGGCACCACCGCCGCCCACATCTATGGCGGCTTCCTCGCTCATCTCACGGCCTGGTGCGAGCAGCGGGGCGTTGCCTACGAGGGCGTGCCGGTCGGCACGATCAAGCGCCACGTCACGGGCAAGGGGAACGCTGGCAAGGACGCCGTCGTCGCCGCCGTGACGGCGATGGGTTTCGAGCCGACCGACGACAATGAAGCCGATGCCTTAGCGATTCTGAGTTGGGCGCTCGCCAGCCGTTTCGGGGAGGACGTACGATGAATGGAGAGATGCTGCTCAAGCACGCGGCCGGCGTGGTCGCGAACCGGCGTGAGACCTATGGCGAGCCGGAGCGGCTGTTCGAACAGATTGCCAAGCGCTGGTCGCTCGTCCTCGGCATCGAGGTGACACCCGCACAGGTCGCGCTTTGCCTGATCGATCTCAAGCTCGCCCGTCTCACTCGGGATCCGCGTCATCTCGACAGCATCACCGATGTTGCCGGATACGCCGCCTGTCTTCGGGAGGTCGGACAATGAGGTGGCATCCGAAGGGTTATGGCGGCGGTCGGCCGAGTCCGGAGCAAATCAAGCGCGAGGGGTGGCGTGAGCAGGGTGTGCTCGTGATCGCCGAGGACGACGATCGGTTGACCTGGCCCGAGCGGGAGTTGGTCCGGCAACTCGGCGCGAAGCTCTACGGGAGGCGAGATAACGGGGAGCCGCGCCGTGGCTGAGTTCCAATGGACTCCTTCGCTCGTGGAAGCCCGGATCGTCGAGGCGGTCGACGTTCTCAAGCGCCTGCCAGAGGAGCGTATGCAGGGCTATTACTCGACCTGGCCCCGGATCGTGCCGGAGTTCTCGGATCTGGTGGGCCAGGAGCCACCGCGCCTCAAGAGACCCCCGCCGTCGCCCGGCGCGATTAGCCGGATGGAAGAAACGCTCGAATGGCCCAAGCTTCTTGAGCCTCAAGACGCTCGTATTCTTTGGTTACGCGCGGCAGGGGAGAGATGGAAAACGATCTGCTGGAAGGTCGGCTTGCAGCGCGCCGCCGCTCACGAGCACTGGCTCTACGGGCTATGCGTGCTGGCCTGGAAGCTGAACGGGCGCCACGTGCCGTCCAAGAGATCGAAGCGTTACGTTATCACCATGGTTCGCGAATCCTAACGTCTCTTGGCGGCTTCGATGACAGCGTCGATGTCGACAGGTTCGATTGTGGCGTCCGATGCGGGTGGAGGCCTCTCCACGTCGACCGAAAGCGAGATATCCAGGACGTTGAGGGTTTGGAGGACAAGGCCGAGCTCGGAACGTGATTTTCCTCGCTCGGCGCCAACGATCCACTGCCTGCTGACGCCGACCTTGCGGGCGAGTTCCGCTTGGCTCAGCTTGCGTTGACGGCGTTTTTCACGAATGACGAGGCCGAATTCGAGAGGTGTCCGGATACGCATGAGTGCTCGCATAGTATGTCAGCGTTCGGCGACATATTAACATTGTCATCGAACGGCGACATTCGGAAAAGTCGTCGAACGACGACAAAAATCGGTTATTTCGGTGCCTAGAGGACGGAGATTATGATGAGTTGGTGGTTTGAACGGGGTTTGGAGTAAGTACCTAACCTTCCATTTACCTCTTGTACGTACGTTGTCCGGATGATATATATGGTGGCGAATGGAGAACAGCCATGTCGATCGCAGAAGCCAAATCCGAGCGCATTGAAGTTCGCACCACGCCCAGCATGAAGTCATTGCTGCAGCGTGCGGCCGCGACGTCGCACAAGAACGTCACCGAATTCCTGCTTGAGGCCGGGATCAACGCCGCAGAGGAATCTCTGGTGGACCGACGTCTTTTTCAGCTCGACGACGCCCAATGGCAAGCGTTTCAGGACGTTCTCGACCGACCGG